AATTCTAAAATTTACTCTTTCTCCAAAAGTGTTACCTTGATCATCAAATCGTTGTAGCGTAAATGCAAGTTTAACTTTTATAGCTTGTAAAGTCTCATTTGTAAATTGCCTGGTAATTTCTAAGTTGTTTTTTACTGCTACTTGTACTGGTGTTTCTAGGGATACTTGTTTATTAAATCCAACACTAGTTCCCCAATATTTTGTTAAATTAAGGTTTACTTGAAAGTGTTTGCCGTTGCTAAGATTGTTTAGCTTAACTGCTTCTGCGTTGTCCCCATCCTCTATTAACGGAAATGGCTGATATAAATAATAATCATAAAGAGCATATCCGTAGTCATAAGCAGTTCCTCTAAACGTTTCTATACTTCTAGTTTCGTTTCCTAATGGCAGTTTTTCTATTTTAATTTTTACAAATGTTTTTGGGGTGCTAAAACTTATTACCGGAGTACGTTTAGTAGACGATGATTTTAAATAGTATGCTATTGCATAATTGCTATGTTCGGTTGTGGACGGCAATTCAACGCTTGTTTGTTCGATAGAACTTGCAAAATCGTTTCCTCCAACAACCTCTTCCCAATATGGAGTCCAACCGGAGTCATCTTGATTAAAAGTGTAGCTAAGCCTAAATTTTATTCCAGGAAAAACCAGACGATTAGTATTGCCAACTATAATATAAAAAGAACTGCTTGGAACAAATGCTTCTAAAATTACTTCAAAAAATAAAAAGGTTATAGCAATACCTGAATTATTATAAATAAAAATTTGTGGAACATCATTGTAGTTAGATAGCCCAGTATTTGTAGGCACAAGATCTCTTTGTCCTGTATTAAATTCTATGTTGTCTTGTATTTGGGATCCAGGTCTAAAGTGAAATTCATAGTCTTTGAAGTTGTAGCTGTCATTAGCATTTTGGATTGGGACTTCATCTAAATAGACACCTTTTACCCCGCCAATTGGGCCTTCAATTTCTCCTTCACATAAAGCACCTAAAATATAAGCGGTAGAAGTAGACCGTCCGCTAACTGGAGTTTGAGTTCTACTAGCAGCATTTTTAGCACCTCCAAAACTACCAAAAAATCCTTTAGATTTTTCTCTATTTATTTTTTTAGACATACTTAGTTACCCAACAATATTAGAGTCTAATTTAGCAGATATTGGTACTATACCAACCATCATTATACCATACACTACTGGCACACGCCCGCCCTCTCCGGCATTTTCTACTGGGCTAAAACTATTAGACTGCTTCTCTTCTTTGTCTAGTTCTTTTTTAGGCTGAAAAATTGATAAAATACCACTTAATAATAAATAGCTACCTACTGTCGCAAGTTGTGACGCAGTAAATATTGTATTACCTAATTTAATTCCTATCGCTGGTAAAACAAAAGCAGCAGCAATAAGACCTACGCCAGCTAATATTTGCCACCATTGAGTACCCTCTCCACCTGCACCCCTAAATATTGGCACAATTCTAATAGATTTAACTTTTTTGGCTATTGGGCAAATTAACTCTGGTTCTCCCACTTGCTGATGTCCGACGTATACTTTATAATATACACCACGACTACTAGATTTCTGTAAGTAATCAAAGAACCCGTCGAAGTTAGCTTTTAATGCGCGTATAGCCTCTCCTACAGTAGATACAGCTAAGTCAATAGTATCTATAAAAAAATCTGCTAATTCACCTTCTAGCTTAACCGTCATCATATATGGTTTTTCCTTTAATTCCGCTTATACCTAATTGGGATAATTCTATCACAGAAGTTCCTGCATTAAATATATCCAAGTTTGGAGATAATGGTGTGGAGGGTCGCTCTAGTAAGTATACCATAAATCCTACTACATCTTCTTGGAGTATATCAGTTAATCTACCCAATAACAAAGCGTTAGAGGTGGATGCCTTCTTAAAAGAAAGAAATGGCAGAGCATTTAGATTGTCGTTAGACAGTTTGGACGGCACTACAGATGATGGTAATTTATATGCGTGTAGTGAATGGTCTGTACAGATACTAAATGATACTACTTCTGGATTTACAGCAACTTTTGAGCAGGTTAGAAGATTTTTGGATATTTAAGACTAAGCACTTTTGATATTTTTAATACGGAAAAACTCAGTGGCTTCGTCTATTGCAAAATTAAGTAGTGCTGCTTCCTGTGGGGAGTTGACTTCTAGTATTTTACGTCCATAGCTAAACGCTATTTGACTCCAGTCTCCACATAGTTTTGGAACTTCCAGGATATCCCACCAGTTAATCTCTTGTAGTTGTCTGTAGTATCTATCCCCAAATTCCCGTCTTAAATGAGTATGTATCCATCCATCCGGTGCAGCTGGTTTAAGTTTCTTTAGATACCGCAAATATTCTTGTTTATTTGCTTCTATAAGATTAGAATGAGGATTTTTAGGCATTCTAAATATGCAATTATAATAGTACCGGTCTTTGGGGCTATGTCCGTACCGTTCTGCAAATAACCAGAATACTCTTGGTACACTGCGTTTAGCATTGTAGGCTTTTTTAACTTGCGCCCGTAAATAACCAATTTTTTCCTTTTCCTCATCGCTTAGAATCTCGCCAAACACCACATCTTCTCCAGATTGGTCTTCCATATCCTTTTCAAATATATGCCCACATTCTGGACAGATTTTAGCAAAACTAGGAACCTTTGCCTGACAGTTAGGGCAAGTCTTCATTGGCATCTCTCCTTCTTGTGGTTCTCTGGAGGCGCATAATGAAGTTTTATGTTTAGCAGTTGATAATTTTAATCGCTGACAGTTCTCCCCAAAATCTAATATAAATGCGTCTGTCTTGCCTTCAAACAGTCTTAGAGCGCGTCCTGCCATCTGCACCCATAAAGCTCTAGATTTTGTAGGGCGTGCCACTATAGCACAGTCACAAGACGGTTCGTCAAATCCTTCGGTTAAAACTGCTACAGAGGTTATAATTTGTGTTACGCCTTGCTTAAATCTTTTATAGATTCCATTCCGGGTTACTTCCGGTAAATCGCCAGAAATGACTTCACTTGGTATATTAGCACTATTAAATTGTTCCGCTAAGTTCTGTGCCTGCTTAACGCCAGCACAGAATGCTATGGCTTTACGTGTGGGACAAACTTCCAAGAACTCTTTTATCACTGACTGGTTTAGTTCCTCACCGCAAACCAACTCCAAGCTAGTTTGCGTAAACTCACCATCTTTAGACTCTAGTTGGCTGTAGTCAATCAGTCCATTATAACCAAAATGACGTGCCTCCACTAAATGTCCCTGGTCTATAAGCTGTTGTGGATATGGTGCGCGTACTATCCCTTGAAAGAACGTACAAAAACCCTCTGTCTTCTTGGTACGCCATGGAGTGGCGCTAAGTCCCAAAAACATACAGCTAGATAAAAATGTTAACCCATTACTGTAATACTCTTGTATACGCCTAAATGTAGAGTAATAAGCGGTAGTGTGTGCCTCGTCTAGTATCACTAGTCCTATTTCTTGTGGCAAATGCTTACGTTTAGCAATTGTTTGTAGCATAGCTATTTGTATTGGGCATCCGTAGCTAGGCTCATAATTTGGTGCTATAACACCTATTTGGTCTAACTTAATGCCATAAGCTTTTGTTAGGGTATTTACCGTCTGTTCTATTAATTTAGTACGGTGAACTAGAAACAATACCCTACGTCCCTTTGTAAGTGCATCTGCAATAATCTTAGATGAGATATGCGTCTTGCCTGCTCCCGTAGGCGCATACACTAACACAGACCGTAAGCCACTACGGTACATTGCATAAACTTCGTTTACTACCTTTTGTTGGTACTCTCTTAACATAACAACTTTTTCCGCTTTCTGTACCTATTATTATATTTAGTTTTCCCGTGTTTGTCAAGTAGTTTTAGTAAAGATTTTTTGATATTATGAACATAAAACAAGAATAAACAAGGTAAAACAGAAATGGCTAAACCCGTTAAAAAATTGCAACATCTGTTAGATCAGATACAAGTTGGAAATTCCTGGACTACAGGAGAAACTGCTTTAGACAAAACAGAAGACCAAACCCGCAATATTATTTTTGGATGCCATCATGTTCCGGATACCGTTTGGGATGTTTGGGATTACAGTCCACCTAGTGCTTTAAGTTATGCCCTAGATATTAATAACTCTAGAAAATATGCCTATAAAATAATAGAAATGCTTAAACGCTATGAAGATATGCCGTATAAACAGATGTATTATAAAAGTATATGTAAACTAGTATGGTCTATGTTTCAGTATGATCCAGAAAGTGCGTGCAGATATCTAGCTACGATGCAACAAAGACAAGGTTTTGTGCCAAGTTACTACGATGAATTAGTACATCAACATAAGAAGTTTGATCAAAAAGCCGGGCTTAATAGTTTTTTCTCTTACAATGCAGATTTAGAGGAAGTAGGATTAGATGAAAGAGCTTTAATACTTGGCTTTTCTAGTCTTAATACGCTAAGTATTTTAAATGGTAAAAAAACCATAGAGCTACGTAAAAATAAACCACGGTTTTTAGATTTTGTGCTTATCTATGACCGCGAAGCTAAACATATTGTAGGGAGCTTTAATGGGTCTTTGATTTGTAAAAAATCTATTAAAGACTGGGAAGAACTACAGACTGAGTTAAATATGTCTACTATAGAAATAAGCAGCTACTTAAATGTTTACATGGGTTACGGGATTACAATTAAAAACGTTAAGAAGTTTGCAAAACCGATTTCCCATAGTGCTATACCGGGCTTTAATGCTACTGTTGCCAACAAAGAGTTTCGTTATTTAAGTTCTAGTCAGATTGTTTCCATTGCCCTACTCAATGGTGCGCTATAATTCCGGGTAATCTTGCCAGAACTGCGGTACTCTCTTATTGTAGCACAGATTTATTATCGTTGATCCAGGAACAAATATGACACAAAGTAACTACAATGCCAGATACGGAAACCTAAAAAAATACAAAAAACGCGTACACAAAGCGCATTTAAAGACTGGTGGGCGTTGCTGCTGTTGCGGGATTAATCCTTCTGAAGAAATCCATCATACTAGTTACCGCAAGTCTGGAGATAAATATGGTATCAATATTTTCCCGGTTTGCAA